AGTAAAACAGTTTGACAACAACGCAAAAAAAGCCTGACGGAAATCAGGCGCACACTTAAATTATTAAAACCATTATATCACAAAAATGCTTGCCCGCATAGTTGAGAGGATGTAAAAAATGGAAGGGATAACACTACAATTACGGTTGGACGGCGAAAGTGCTGAATTGTTCACAAATCAATTATTGGCTTTTGCTGAAAAGCAGGTCAAGGAGCAGTTAGAGAATGATCGCATGCCAATCAATCAACAGGCTTTGATGAAGAAGTTTGGCTTCACTCATGGCTATATTAAGAAGTTAGAACGTAAAGGCTTAAGATTTCGTAAGCAAGGGAAAGATATTATGTACGATATCAATGATGTTTATGAGATTTTAGAGTTAGAAAAAGAAGTACGAAAATTAAGAGCATAAGGAGATTAAAAAATGTTTGAACCACCGATTTTAGACCAGTTGATGGGTATTGAAGCTTTGCTGATTGGATTTGCAGGGCTTTGCCGTCATATCAAATTGCAAGAGGAGCGTAAGGAAAAAGAAAGACGAGAAGAGCAAGAATTTGCGTCTATGATTGTCCAAGGCTATAACCATGCATACGAACGTGGTAGAGAAGCACAGCGTCAAGAAATCCGTGAGAATATTCGTCGTCCGTTCAAGGGCTTTACATACGACAATGAACCGCCTGTAGGCTTACGTCCTGAGCCGTTAGCTTTGCCAGAGCCTAAACAATCTGCAATCAGATTTTTGTCATGAGGAGGGCAGGCGATGGAAGAATTGATTGAATGGCTGTTGTGGCATGAGAGAGTGAATATTGAAATGATGTCGTCTGATGAAGAGAAGTCTGACTTTGAAATATATTTAGAGGACGAGAATAGGAAAATATCACTTATCAAAGAATACTTAACAGACTATGAAAAACTAGCTAAGGACTATCGTGATGCGGTCTCTGAAAATAAGCTGTTAAAGGTTGAGAAGATGGCGCTAGAGGGTAGGCACATCTATGAGGATATGCGGATGAAGTACCGCGCGAATCGGAGGAAGTGGGGGGCTCGGTATGTCTGAAGAATTTAGAATACTACCTCATGATTTAGTTGCAGAACAGTCTGTTCTGGGTGCAGTCTTTATCGCACCTGACACAATCATTTCGCTGGCAGATGAATTGGTTCCTGATGATTTTTATAAACCAGCCAACAAGATTGTATTTAAGACTATGTTGTCTCTCTTTAAAAAAGGAGAGCCAATCGATGCCACTACTATGGTGTCAGCTCTTACCAATCAAGGGCAGATTAAAGAAATTGGCGGCTTAAACTATGTTGTCGAGTTAGTGAACTCCACACCAACTTCCAAAAACGTGGAGCATTATGCAAAGTTAGTAAAAGAGAAGTCAACTCTAAGAAGAGTAATCGCTGATTTGTCAGAGTCTCTTTCTAGCGCATATCAAGGAGATGTATCAATCAGTGACATTATCTCAAAGACTGAAAAGTCAATGCTTGATATCAGCAATCAGAATATAGGCACAGGATTTCGTAATGTGGCCGATATCCTTGATACACACATGCAGATAGTCGAAACTCGCTCACAGACAGATGGATTCGTGACTGGTCTATCTACTGGCTTTGTCGGATTGGATAAGATTACAACAGGCCTTCATGAAGGAAATCTTATCATACTTGCTGCGCGACCTGCAATGGGGAAAACGGCACTGGCTCTGAATATCGCTAAGTATGTAGCCACCAAGGAAGGAAAGCCTGCTGTCATCTTCTCGCTTGAAATGGGCGCAGAGGAACTGATTGAGCGTATGTTGGCATCAGAAGGGATGGTTCCAGCGCATCATTTAAAAACTGGTAATCTAAGTACGGATGAATGGAAAAGGCTGGTACATGCGCAAAGCAATCTCTATAATGCGCCAATTTTCGTGAATGATACGGCCGGTATTCGTATTTCTGAAATACGTTCAAATGCCCGAAAGCTTGCCCAAGAAATGGGAGGTCTTGGTATTATCATTATTGACTACTTGCAGCTAATAACTGGTTCAAAGGGTGAGAATCGTCAGCAGATAGTTTCAGAGATTTCAAGGGAATTGAAGATACTTGCCAAGGATTTGAAAGTACCTATTATCGCCTTGTCGCAGTTAAGTCGTGCAGTTGAACAAAGACAAGAAAAACGTCCGATGCTATCAGATTTGAGAGAGTCTGGCTCTATTGAGCAAGATGCTGATATTGTCGCTTTCTTGTATCGTGAAGCTTACTACCAGAAAGAACATGCAGACAGTCAAGAATCGAATAATGTGACTGAGCTGATCCTGGAAAAAAATCGGCATGGCAGTCTCGGTACAGTGAAGTTGTATTTTCACAAAGAATACACAAAATTTTCAAGTGTGGAGGAGGTATAACCATGATTAAAAAAAGCGAAGTCACTGGCTTCTTATCGTTTTTCAAATTTCCAAAGCCATTTATCTATGATGAGAAATATAAGACATTGAGCAATAACGCTAAAATGCTCTATATGCTTCTGTTTGATAGGTTAGAACTATCTTTAAAAAATGGCTGGCATGATAAAGAAGGGAACGTCTTCCAGTATTACACAAATGAACAATTGATGATTGATTTAAATTGCAATAGCAACAAGACGATTATCAAAATCAAAAAGGAATTGAAAGATGCTGGTCTAATGACGGAAGTCAGACAAGGGATGAACTTACCAAACCGCATTTATCTTGACGCTCTTAACGGAAGTGTAGAAAGTACATTTCAGGAAGTGCAAAAAGTACACCTTGGAAGTGTAGAAAATACACTTTCGGAAGTGCAAAAAGTACACACAATCAAGACTGAGAATACTAAGACTGAGAATAACAATAATAAATTGTTGATTTGTACGGAAGTTATTTCTTATCTCAATTTGAAAGCTAAGAAGAATTTTAAGGTTGACACTGCTAGTCATCAAAAATTTATCAAAGCAAGGCTAAAAGAGGGCTATGTCCTTGAAGATTTTAAAAAGGTTGTGGATATCATGGTCGCTAAGTGGAAAGGTACAGAATACGAGCAGTATCTTCAACCACAAACGCTCTTCGGCAACAAGATGGATAATTATCTAAATCAACCGATGCCAAAACGTTCTACAATTTTAACCAGTACGGTTGACGAAAGGCTAGGGTTTTAGATGAAACAGTTTAAACAATTCAGAACCAGAACAGTTCTTGATGATGTCTGTGAAATCCATGGATGCAATCTTTGGTCTGTTAAAATTCCCATCAAGGCCAAAGTTGAGGAAATTAGTCAATGTCCTGAATGCGAGAAAGAGAATATCCAACGCTTTGAAAAGCAACTGAATATGGAATCTGAGGTTAAAAGCAAGCTATCGGATACTTACGAGGTCTTTACTCGTGACAGTATTGTTTCAAGTAAGCTTGCCAGCAAGTCACTACATGACTATGAGATTCAGGTTGATATTGATGAAAAGGCTATGAATTTCGTGAAGCGGTTGGAACGCTACTATGCCAAGGGTGAGACTGGGAATGCTATCATCACTGGCCCGTCTGGTGTTGGTAAGAGCCATCTTACTTATGGATTAGCTCGGTTTCTCAATGAGCAATTTAAGTCTTATGATGAACCGAAAAGTGTACTATTCGTTTCAGTTGTGACTTTGTTTGATAAGATTCGTGAAAGTTTTGAGTTTGACAATGGATTTTCAGAAGCTAAGATGGTCAGGCTATTGTCTGAGGTTGATTTTCTTTTCTTGGATGACCTTGGGAAAGAGAGTCGTAAGGCTGACACGAAGCGGAACGAGTGGGCGCATCAGATACTGTTCAAGATCCTGGATAATCGGAGCAATACGATTATCAACACGAATTTGAGTAGCGAAGAGATTAAAGAACTTTACTCGGACAATTTTGGGAATGTAGCTCTATCAAGTCGCATTTTTGAAGGGGCAACAGGCAGGTGCTTTGTGTATCCGTCTGGGATGAAGGATAGGAGGTATTGATTATCAAAAAAATGGTAGTCTGGGCACTTTTTGATAGTGGGAATGGTTCTTACTTCAAGGGTGCTAACTCTCTGAATAGTTCGGGGGGGGCGAATATTGAAATCTATTCAATCGGAATGGATATAGAAAATAAGAACAATCATTTTACAAATCTGGACCTTGCTGATTACAAACGTTTATTTGGAGATAACACGCTCTTTAATGTGTTAGACAAATTACCAAAACCTGATCTTATAATAGCTAGTCCACCATGTGAAAGTTGGTCAAATGCTTCTGCAATGGAAAATGGGAATGCGTGTTGGAAACGCAATGATGTGTCTGATAGCTTGTTTGCTCCACAAGTAAGACCTTCACCGTTCACGATCAGGGCAAATCAGGATTACGAGTCAGCCTATATAAATTATCAGTACGACAGGCAATTTTTAAAAAGGGTCAATGGCGAGCTAACAGCTTTCAACACAATAGAAATCATAAAAAGATATAGACCACAATTTTGGGTTATTGAGAATCCAGCAGCTGACAGACTGTGGCCCTACATTGAGGATATTATTGGATTCAGAATTCCATACAAAAACCTAACTAGATACAATAATTATGATTATCTTTTACAAAAACGGACGATTTTTGGAAGCAATATTGAACTTAATCTTAAGAATAAAATTATCAAACAGGACATAGAGTGGAAGAACTTCTCAAAATCATACAACGAGAGATCTAATATACCTAAAAAATTGGTGTCAGAAATTTTCGAAAAAATCTACAAGGAGTTTTGCAAAGATGATTGAGCTCTACTTCGTCTACAACGGGCACTGCAAGTTTTACCTTGGGACGTTTGACAATGTGGATGAACTTATCGAACAGATGAAAGATCATCAGTGGGCTTTCTCAGGTATTACCAGACCAAAATTCAAGAAACACATCGGAAAAGACGATGTACGTTTTGATTATGGTGCGGTAGATTGCTATTACTTAGCAACAAAATCAACGTGCCGCGAACCACGTTAAAAGCGAGCTAGAATATACGTCAGACTTGGACGAATGACGTATAAAGAATTTGCTAGCTCTTGTGTCTTTGAGCCATGAGGGGCAAGAGCTGGATTTTTTAAAAACAAGTTGGAGGAAGCGAAGATGAATAAGCAGGAATTGATTGATTATTGTAACGTCTTAAAAGAAAGTAAAGGTAGATTTATCAATTGTATTGATGTAGACAGAATCATCAATACAATCAAACAACTAGACGAACCCAAACAGGTCAAAGTTAAGCCGTTTGTGGCGGATTGGTATGAAGAGAATAAGGATGATTTTGAAACAAGTTTGTTTCAATGTATCTATGAGCTTTTTAAAAAGCGTAATGATAGCGAGCTAAATGAATTTGAAAATTGGGTAATTGATGAAAATACCAAACCATTTAAAACCCTCGTCAACATGCACCAATTTGGCTACGAGGTCGAGAAAGAGAAGCGGTATCTTGTGAAGATGAAAGGTATGTCCGAAGAGAATACATATTTGACATTTAGATTTGGCCATACGTGGATGCTAAGCAATTTCGAAGAGTGCAAAGAATTTCGCTTGCACCACACCCGCAAACAAATCGAAGAAGCTGGCTTCGGCTGGGTATTTGATTGCCCAGGGATTGAGATTGAGGAGGTTGAGTGATGAGTTATGATTTGGAAATCTTAGGAAAAATAGAAAACGGACAATATATTTGTATCGATGAACCTAGATATAGTTCTCCAACTTACAATCTTGGAAAAATGTTTAGGGTGGCTATGGATTGGGATTTCGACCAAGGCACAATTTACAATATCGCTGATGTTTTAGATAACATTCAACGTGGTATCTCTGAATTAGAACGGTACCCTGAAAAGTATGTGCAGTATGAACCTAAAAATAGATGGGGAACAGCCAGCGATGCATTGGAGGTTTTAAAGTCATTGAAAGAGTGTATTTTAGAACAAGATATTGACGCTAAGTATTTATATGTGAGGTGGTAAATTGAAACGACCAAACAGATACCCGTACACTAAAAACCAATGGGTTGAAGAAACCGTTGATCACTATACATATAAAAGCGATATTTGCTATACAAGTCACATTTTAGAAAATAGACTTACTGGAGAAATTAAGAGCAAGGAGGTGTGGTGATGCCAAGAAAGATACAAGCAACGATTACACAAGATCTACATGACCATGCCGAAGCCATTAAAGAATATGGTGGTTATAGAAGCGTGTCTGAAGTAGTCAATAAAGCACTTGAAAATTTAGTAAATGACCATGCTAGAAATGAAATATATAAATATTATTTGCAAAAAGTAAGAGATGGAAGAAATGAGGTCACAGATTGAAACGATTTATCGCAATCTGGATATTATTATCTGCTGGATTGAATATTTGGCAGAGTATCCACATTAAAACACTAGAAGAAAAGCGCCCGATGATTGTCTATAAAGCTGATAATCAAGGCGCAGAAATCAAAGGCAGAGTCGTTCACAAGGAGAAGATTGGCGATCTGTATACAATCACTATTAAAAATTATGGCATTTTCGTAGTCACGCAAACAAGCTACGAATCATTGAGGATTGGAGACGAGGTGAGATTATGATACCGAAATATAGAGCGTGGGATAGCGCAAAAAAAGAAATGTTTAAAGATACTTTCGCAATAACAGAAAGTGGGCAAGTTGTAGTAGTTGAACAGGAGTCCGTCGCAAGCTCTCCAGATTATGTTTTTGTTGATCATCTGGTCATCATGCAATCAACAGGACTCAAAGATAATAACGGTAAGGAAATCTTTGAGGGGGATGTACTTGGTACAAAAGATGGATTGTTGAATGGTGTAGTCGAATACAGATCTGATTTAGGGATGTGGACGAATAGTTTGATTAGTTACAATAATTTTGAGCGATTGTGTAACGTAGCTGGCGGTAGAGAAATCATCGGCAACATCTACGAGAACCCAGAGCTTTTGGAGGAAATCAAATGAACCCAGAAATAATTGATAACATAAACAAACCAAGCCACTACCAAGGAAGATTTGGCATGGAATCTATCGATGCTTTAAGGAATTTTATGACAGACGAGCAGTTGAAAGGTTTTTTTATGGGTAACAGCTTGAAGTATATACTAAGACACCAGAAGAAAAACGGTCTTGAAGACCTGAAGAAAGCACGCAAGAACCTTGACTGGCTTATCGAGGAAATGGAACATGAGAATTAAAACATTAACGGGTACAATCATCAATGTTGACAGGATAAAGCGCAGTATCACAGTTGAGGGTATTGAATTAGGCTCAGATTGTCGTGCTTTGGTGTCTAGACACAAAGATGGTACAGGTACAATAACTTTGATATTTGAAGGGAAAATTATTTGAAATACGCAAGGAGATTTGCAAGATGCAGCTAAGATTGAAAGAACTTAGAGAGGACCTGTGTCTCTCTGTCAAAGATATGGCTAGGGATACGGGTGTTTCTCAAAATACAATTCACTTGTATGAGCGAGGTGGATATCCATCCATTAAGCAAATTGAAATGATTGCTAAAACCTATGACGTGAATCCTGCTTGGTTAGTTGGATGGGTAGATGATGAAATGATGCCTGCAATACAGGTAGTCGAGAAAGTAGTCTACAAAGAGAGTCCTACAGCAAGACTGCCAGATTATTTTAACAATAATAACGATGGTAAGCTTATCAAGTGGGTTAAAAGTAAAAGATACATGGGAGGTAAGGTTTGGTCAAAAAGAACTTAACAAAAGCACGAAGGGATTATCTTGAGTTTGAACTCGATGATAAATATTTAAAGATTGACAAACTTATTGGCCAACGAAGGCATGAGCTAGAACGTTTGTACGAAGTTAAGCACCTTACTGTTCCTGGTATTGATGATACTGGGGCAAGTGGTAGCGGGACATTCGTCAACAGGTCGGAGAATCTAGCGGTTGCTTATGCAAGCGATCCTATGATTTTAAGACTAGAAAATCTCCAAAACGCTATCTCCCAATTACTAGAGAATCTAGAACCAGATGACAAAAAAATCTTTTATCTTCGTTGGGGAGAACATACTGGATACGACTGGATTCAAGTTTGGCACATCATGGAGAACGGAGAAACTGGGTACTTGTATAGACACAGCAAGCAGATTTACAGAAGACGTGAAGTGATTCTCGATACACTTTCAAATTTGCTCTTTATGTAAAGTTGTCAAAAAAACATATAGAATTGACAAAAAGAATGTGGTAAATTAGTATCATGAAGAATAGCAGAGAAAACCTCTGCTTTTTTTGTACCCTAGAAAAGGAGGTGAGGATATGTGGTAGTTGTCGAACCAATCAGAAATAGAGATGATGTTCAGCTTATGATTAAATGGCTGACGTTGCATAGCGCAGTCAAAGAGTCAGATAGACAACGTAACCTCATGCTCTTCTTGTCTGGTGTTAATCTGGGTTTTCGTATTGGTGATATTGTTAAACTGAAAGTAAAGCACGTTAAAGGCTGGCATGTCCAGATTGTTGATGAAAAGACAGACAAGCCAACCAAACGAAAGATGCCAAAGAAATTCAAGAATGCTATGCGACAGTACATCAAAGACAAGAAAGATGAAGACTTCCTCTTTCCAAGCCGAAACGGAAAGCACCAGCACATAAAACCTAACACAGCTTATAAGATTATCAAGAAAGCCGCTGAAGAAGTTGGTCTAGAAAATATAGCGACTCACTCGATGAGAAAAACCTTTGGCTTATTCATGTACGAACAAACCAAGGATGTCGCCCTGATAATGGATCTACTGAATCACTCAAGCCAGAGTATTTCACTTCGGTATATCGGCAAAAACCAAGATTCACAAGATAGAGCCATGACGAAGTTTCAGGGCTTTTAATTTTTTTATTTTACTATCAATTCATTGTTTTGAGGTTATGATGATTTCATTTCTCGCATGCAAGATAAACGCTTGATAAAACTGAGTTAAAACTCATGTAGCGAGTTCACTAGAATATGTAAAACAAGGAATTGATAGAGCAAAAACAAAGGAGTTTACATAGTTATGAAGGGTATTTTTAAAAGACTATTTAATAAAATAACCAATAAACAAAAACCATTAGGAGAAATTGTAATCGGTGTTGAAATTGAAAATAGTTCAGAGTTTCGTCAACTAGCTAAAGAGACAGCTGAAGCAATTAATTATTTAAATCATTGCCTTGACAAGCTTAATGAGTTTGAACTAAAAGTTTCTACCTCACGAAAATGATTGAAGTTTCAACTCGAGAAGAACGAAACCAATTTTACAATTCCAGTGAATGGAGAACGATAAGAAGGCAAGCACTTAAACGAGATCATTACGAATGTATATGGTGCAGGGATGAAGGCAAGGTCACGACTACTAATTTAGAAGTTGACCATATCAAGGAGCTAGAGTTCTATCCAGAGTTCGCGCTTGATATCGATAACCTACGAACATTGTGCAAGGCATGTCATAATAAAAGGCATGATCGTTTTGGTAAGAATGACAGAAATTTCCGAAAAGATGAATGGTGGGGTTAGGTGAAAGAACCTTAAACACCCCCCGGTCAAAAAAATCGGAAATTTTCAAAGATGTCGGTAAGCGG